TGGAATTACGTTATACGCCCAGCGTTAGCCGATAGACAAGGTAAAGCTATTATTATTGGCACACCTAAAGGTCGCAACCAATTCTGGGAAGTGTATAACAGGGCTACTACAAGTAGCGAATGGTTGGCACTCAAGATCACAGCATCAGAAAGTAATATACTTCTGCCTAGCGAGTATGACTCCCTAAAAAGAGAAATGACTGAAGATGCTTGGCGACAAGAGATGGAATGTGATTTTGATGCTGCTATACCTGGCGCAATATGGGGTAGAGAGTTATACCAAGCCGAACAAGAAAACAGAATCACAGAAGTTAAGTATGATAAAGAAGTGCCTGTACACACAGTATGGGATCTAGGATATAGTGATGATACTGCTATATGGTTCTATCAGGTCATTCATGGAGAAGTCCATGTCATTGACTATTATGCTTCAAGTGGTAAGGAAATAGCTCACTATGCTGCGCAAGTGCTTACCAAACCTTATAAGTTTGGATTACATTATCTACCGCATGACGCTAAAGCTAAGACTCTAGCATCCGGTGGTAAATCTATTGTAGAACAGTTAGCTACTCACTTTGAGTGGAAGAACATGCGTATCACTACTAACCTATCTATTATGGATGGTATACAAGCTGCAAGACTTATGTTTCCGAGAGTATGGATTGACAAAGAGAATTGTGCTGATGGCATAGAAGCTCTAAAGCAATATCAACGTGAGTGGGATGAAGATAGAAAAATCTTTAAGGATAAACCTAAACACGATTGGACATCACATGCTAGTGATGCCTGGCGTTACCTTGCTGTATGTTGGCAAGAAGAAGCTAAGATAGAGAAGAAAGACGATAAGCCTAGAGGATTACATGTAGGCCAAACAAAAGTAACATTAAACGAATTATGGGAATCAGCCCCTAAAACACAAGGTAAAAGGATATAAAATGGCAGGCACAAATCAAAACGTAGGTGGTTATAAATTAATAGCAGCAACAGGTAACGTATCACCATTTGGTGCTAGTTTACTAGGCATATTTGTTTCATCATCATCTTCAGGCACAATCACAGTTTATGATAGTGCAACTACTACAACAACAGCTAAAGTAATTGACACAGTTTCAGTATCAGCCGGCACTTGGTATCCAATGCCTGTAGGTACAACTGCTGGTATCTATATCGTAGTTAGCGGTACATTATCAGCAACTGTGGTATTTGCATAAGCATGACTAAAGTCGAGTTATATCTCAATACTGTTACGCAGTATGATAAAGAGTTTGCTAAATGGTCTGGCCGCACAGATAAGATATTGCGCAGATACAGGGATGAACGCCAAGTTAATTCCATGCAATCACGTTACAACATGCTATGGGCTAACGTACAGACTCTAAAAGCTGCTACCTTTTCACGCATGCCTAAACCGGATGTGTCACGCAGATTTAAAGACAATGATCCAGTAGGTAGAGTAGCATCCATGATCTTAGAAAGAGCAATGGACTTTGAGATTACTCACTATGAAGATTTAAAGCATTGTTTAGAAGCGTCAGTATATGACAGATTCTTAGGTGGTCGTGGTACAGCATGGGTTCGTTATGAGCCTAAGATTGAGTCACAAGACTATGCAGTATCTGAACAAGACGAAGATTCAGAAGAAGCAGCAGAATATTTAGATACAGAATCATCACCAGTAGATTATGTACATTGGAAAGACTTTGGACATGAGCCAGCTAGAACATGGGATGAAGTAAACAGAGTATGGCGTAAAGTTTATATGACACGCCAAGCTTTAACAGAACGATTTGGTGAAGAACTAGGTAACAAAGTACCATTAGATTCATCACCTGATGACCAAAAATATAAAGACTCAGATGGTATTGGTAAAAAAGGCCTTATCATTGAGCTATGGGATCGTGAAACTAAAAAAGTTTTATGGATCTCTAAATCATTAAATGAAATCTTAGACGAAAGAGATGATCCTTTAGAGCTAGAAGAATTTTTCCCATGCCCTAAGCCACTCTATTCAACAATCACTAATGAATCATTAGTACCAATCCCAGACTTTACATTATATCAAGACCAAGCTAATGCTTTAGATATACTCTCTACACGCATTTCTGGACTCATAGACGCATTAAAAGTTCGTGGTGTATATGACGCATCAGAACCAACATTACAACGCTTATTTACCGAAGGTGAAAACAATACACTTATCCCAGTTAAAAATTGGCCTGCTTTCTCTGAAAAGCAAGGTCTTAGAGGTGCGATTGATATTGTTGATATTACACCTATTGCTATGGCTCTCAAAAATGCTTATGAAGCTATGGCTCAGCTTAAACAAGAAATCTACGATATTACTGGTATATCTGACATTATTCGTGGCCAATCTAATGTTATAGAGACTGCAACATCAGCTCAAATTAAGAGTCAGTTTGCATCATTACGATTAAAAGAATACCAAGACGCTGTAGCTTGTTATGCTTCACGCATACTTAAAATTAAAGCACAAATTATCTGTGGTCAATTCCAACCAGAGACATTAATGAAGATTGGTGGCGTTGCACAGTTAAGTCCAACAGATCAAGCATTAGTACCACAAGCTATTGCTATGCTAAAAGACAATCCTATGCGTACATTCCGTATAGAAGTCGCTACAGATTCTATGCTTTACCAAGATGAGCAGCAAGAAAAAGCTGATCGTGTAGAATTTTTAGGTGCTGTAGGTACATATTTAGAAAAAGCTGTACAAGCTGCTCAAGCTATGCCAGCAGAAGCAGTACCACTTATTATGGACTTGCTTAAATTTGGTGTTACAGGCTATAGAATTGGTAGAGTAATAGAAGGTGAGTTTGATAACGTGGCAGATGCAATCAAAGAACAATCTAAACAACCTAAACAGCCTAAACAAGATCCTGAAATGCTTAAGATTCAGATGGAAGCACAAGCTAGACAAGCTGAACTACAAAATGAAACACAAATGCGTGAGCATGAGATACAATTAGAAGCTCAAAAACAAGAAGCTCAAGCACAAAACGACATGAGAGAACGTCAGCATAAAGCAGAGCTAGATCAAGCCCTAGAAAAACAAAGATTAGAGTTTGACGCTTGGAAATCTAAACTAGATAATGAGACTAAGATATTTGTGGCTGAATTAGAAGCTAAGACTAAGCTCAAACAACAATATATGCAAGCTAATCCGTTAGCTGATCCATTGGTAGACGTTGGCATAGATGGTAATTTACATCTTACAGACGAAATCTCTGGTGTATTGCATGCAGTGAATCAAAATGTGGCAGAACTTATCCAAGCTAACCAAATGCACAATCAAGAATTGGCTGCTAAACAAGAAATGGCACATCAAGCACTTGTTGAGCAAATGACTAGACCTAAGACAATTGTTCGTGATGCGAATGGTAAGATTATAGGGGTTAAATAATGGCTATAACCATTAAACATGCCAAGACGGATAGTATAGCGGATTGGACACAAGCTGATTTAGATGCACAGATTGCATTAGGTAATTTTCCACCTGGCACACTGCTAGCTAACATTGTATTGCCTTCTGATTGGAATAACGATCATACAGTCTCTGGCACAATTGCTATTGCTAACGGTGGTACAGGTCAAACTACAGCTAACGCAGCTATAAATGCTCTATTACCTAGTCAAACAAGTCAATCAGGTAAAGTATTAAGCACAAATGGTATAGATACATCATGGATTGCAGCCGGTGGTACAGGAACAGTCACTTCTGTAGCATTAACAGCACCATCTATATTTTCTGTAAGTGGAAGCCCAATTACAGCAGCAGGTACACTAGCTTTAACATATTCAGGCACAGCATTGCCTGTAGCTAACGGTGGATCAGGTGCTACTACACTTACAGGATATGTAAAGGGTAACGGTACATCTGCGTTTACAGCAAGTGCAACAGTACCAAGCACAGATATTACTGGCTTAGGTACAATGTCTACGCAAAATGCTAACTCTGTAACTATTACAGGTGGCACAGTAAATGGTACTACAATAGGTGCTACTACAGCTACAACAGGTGCATTTACTACACTTACTGCTTCTACAAGTTTAACTACACCAACAGTTCAAGCAACAAATTCAGGTGGATTGTCTCTTAAAAATTCTGCTGGTACTACTCAGATGAGTATGGGTGCTGGTGGTGGAGATAATATTTCATTAAATGTTTCTACAAACTTAAATGGCTCTAATGCACAAATAGATATTAGTCCTACTGGTACTGGTCATGTACATATTAATCCAACAGGATCAGGAAGTATTCAAGTAAATCCTACTAGCGTAGGTACAATAGATAACATGACTATAGGTGCTACAACACCTAAAAATGGTAGTTTTGTAGACTTTAGTGTAACAGGTACAACCAGCTTTGATGGTTCACAAGGTACAGCAGGTCAAGTATTAACTTCTGCTGGCACAGGTGCAACTCCTACATGGACAACACCTGCTGCAGGAACAGTTATAAGCGTAACAGGAACAGCACCAGTAGTATCTAGCGGTGGTACAACACCAGCAATTAGCATGGCCGCAGCATCTAGCACAGTAAATGGTTATTTAACATCCACAGACTGGACAACATTTAATAGTAAAGGTTCTGGCACAGTTACTTCTGTATCAGCTACAAGCCCTGTTACTTCTTCAGGTGGTGCTACTCCTAATATTGCTATGCCAGCAGCTACTACAAGCGTATCTGGTTATCTTACAAGCACAGATTGGAATACCTTTAATGGTAAGGGTTCAGGAACTGTTACTTCTGTATCTTTAACAGCACCGTCAATATTTACTGTTACTGGTAGCCCTGTAACATCATCAGGCACTTTAGCATTAACTTATTCAGGCACAGCTTTACCAATTGCAAACGGTGGTACAAGTGCAACTACAGCAAATGCAGCATTTAATGCTTTAGCACCTTCACAAACATCAAACACAGGTAAATTCTTAAAGACTGATGGTACGGATACATCATGGTCTACACTACCAAGCAGTTTACTGATATTATTACATAGCGGATCATCAACAACCAGCGTGTCAGTTGCTAATGGCTTATTACCTATTCTGAACCATAGTGGTTCAACAATAAATGTAGCAGTAACTTAACAAGGAAGAAATATGTCAAATTTTTACCCATTAGTACTTACGGGAACTTCAATAGTAGAATTACAAACTGCTGACGCACTTGTGCTTCAAACTCCCGCTTCTGGTACATTAACAAATTGTACAGGTTTACCACTTTCTACAGGTATTACAGGTACATTGCCAATAGCTAATGGTGGTACAGGTGCAACTACATTAGCTGGTGCTAATATTCCTGTTACCAATGCTGCAAATTCATTTACTGCAACACAAACATTTACTGGTTCATCAAGCACATTAGCTTCTGTATTTACAAACGCTGCTGAAGTTATAACCGTATCAGCAACTGCTGCTACAGGTACAATAAACTATGATGCAACTACACAATCAGTACTGTATTACACAACTAATGCAAGTGCAAACTGGACTGTAAACTTTAGAGGTTCAAGTGGTACATCACTTAATACTTTAATGTCTACAGGTCAATCTATGACATTAGTATTTTTAGTAACACAAGGTGCTACCGCTTACTATAACAATGCTGTTACTATTGACGGAAATTCTGTTACACCTAAATATCAAGGCGGTTCAGCATGGACAAGTGGCAATGCTTCTAGTATAGATGCCTATTCATATACTATAGTTAAGACAGGTTCAGCAGCCTTCACAGTATTTGCAGCACAAGTTCAATTTAAGTAGAATTTATAATGCCATTATTATCTCGCACAGGAGCTATGTCAGCTAGAGGATTTGGAATGTTTGGTTCTAAACCAAGACTTCCATATACTGCTACCTATTTAGTTATTGCAGGGGGCGGTGGTGCTGCTGGTGGTGCAGGAGGTGCTGGTGGTGCAGGTGGATACCTTACATCATCTCAAACATTTAATCCCAATACTACATATACAATTACTGTGGGTGCTGGAGGCACATCACCTGCTAATGTTTCTGGAACTCAAGGTGGCAATTCTGTTTTAAGTGGAACAGGTCTTACAACTGTAACATCTATAGGTGGTGGTTATGGTGGTTCTCAAGCCGCAGGTGGAAATGGTGGTTCAGGTGGTGGAGGTGGGCAAATACCTGGAGGTGCAGGCGGAACAGGCACAGCAGGTCAAGGAAATAATGGTGGTAATGGTATATCAAATCCTTATCCAAACGATACAGCAGGTGGCGGTGGTGGTGCTGGCGGTGCAGGTGCTAATGCTACTCCAGGTGTAGGTGGTAATGGTGGAGCAGGGCTTTCATCATCTATTACAGGTTCTTCAGTAGGTTATGCAGGCGGTGGTGGAGGATGGGGTAGAACTTCAATAGGTTCTGCATCTTCAGGCGGTGGTGGTGGAGCTTATGCTGTTCCAGGAACTGCTAATACAGGTGGCGGTGGTGGATGTAATGGAGCTGGTGGTTCAGGCGTTGTTATTTTATCCGTTCCTACAGCAAGTTATTCAGGTGGAACTACAGGAAGCCCAACTATTACAACATCAGGAAGTAACACAATTATTAAATTTACAGGAACAGGCACTTATACAGGGTAATGATAAAACAAATTATAGGCTTAAGTGGTTTGCCTAGATCAGGTTCAACCTTATTATCTGCCATATTATGTCAAAATCCTAAAATACATTCAGAAGGATTAAGCCCAGTATGTCAATTAATGTGGGATATGCAAAATTCATTTGAATTATCATCTGTAAAAGAAAGTATAGTTGCAGCAAATAAAATACATGTATCAACTGATGTAATAAGTGCAATTCCATTTATTTATTACAATGACATTAAAGAATCTATTGTTTTTGATAAATCAAGATCATGGACATTGCAAGCTAATGTTGAAATGTTTAAAAGATACATAGATTCAGATGCAAAAATAGTAGTATTAGAAAGACCAGTTATAGATATTGTCAAATCATTTGTTAATTTAAGATTAAAGAATAATTATCAAGGTGATGCAGAAGCAGGACTGATTGAAGAAGATAATGAATATATAAGAAGGCCTTTAAGTGGTATTAAATGGGCTAAACAAAATAATAATGGTGAGTTTTTATTTATTCAATATGATGAATTTATAAACAATTCACAAAAAACACTAGATAATATATATACATTTTGCAATATCAAGTCATATAAACATAGTTTTACAAATATTACACCAAAGTATCCTGAAAACGATATTGTGTATGATTTAAAAAACTTACACAAAATTAGACCAACAATTAATAAACAAATTATTGATGTTGAGTTATCACAAGACATGATTAAGAAATGCTTAGAATTAGAAAACTCTTAATAATGGGTTTGCCTGGTAGTGGTAAAACTACATTGGCAAAAGAATTAAGTAAAGCAATTAATGCTATTCATCTAAACGCAGATGAAATGAGAAACAAAGTTTGGACTGATTTAACTTTTAAATATACAGATAGATTAATTCAAGCTAAAAGAATGGGTGCTTTATCTGAAATGTTAAATGCACAAGGATACGATACCATAGCTGATTTTGTATGCCCTACTGATGAAACAAGAAAACAGTTTGGAACAGCATTTATAGTTTGGGTAGATAGAATTAAACAAAGCAGATTTGAAGATACAAATAAATTGTTTGAAAAACCTAACAATATCAATGTGCATATTGAACATGGTTTAACAATTCAGCAAGAAATAAATTTAGTGATAGATAAATTACAAAAGGTTTAATATGGCACACTTTGCACAATTAGAAAATAACATAGTAACCAGCGTCATTGTTGTAGCTAATGAAACTATTATTGATGAAAATGGCAATGAAAGCGAACAAAAAGGTATAGACTTTTGCTCTAATCTCTTAGGTGGAACATGGATACAAACATCTTATAACGGTAAAATTCGTAAGAATTTTGCTGGTATTGGATACACTTATGACGAAACTCGTGATGCTTTTATTGCGCCACAACCATTTGCTTCATGGACATTAGATAATGCAACAGCACAATGGAAAGCTCCTGTTGATATGCCTACTGATGGTGAAATGTATTCATGGGATGAAGTTGCACAAAAATGGTCTAAGTTAGCTTAAAGGATAAAAATGTATTACTCTGGCTTTCAAAGTAATGCGTTTCAACGTAATGCGTTTCAAATCGTTGGATCTGTCACACCAGGCCCTAGCATACTTGTTACAAAGGGTGGATTTAAAAAAGAACGTATACATAATAGATCTTTTAAACAAACTGTAAAAGAGTCTTTAGAAGAATTATTAGGCGAACCAAAAGTAGTAGAACAAGTACAAGAGATAGTAGCTGAATACTCTAACTCTAAAAACTTATCTTTAAGCTCTATAGATTTAAAACTACTCTCACAAAATGTAGCTGCAGCAGAACGCATTATTATGCTTGCACAGCAATTACACTATGAAAGATTAGAAGCACAACGTGAAATGGAAGATGAAGAAGCATTACTGCTCTTAATCTAAGGATAATATGATAAATTATATTTGGACTGTTACAGCAATGTATACGCTACCTATGGTAGAAGGTTATACAGATGTTGTAGTTATTGCAGACTGGACACTAACCGGTATTAATGGTGAATATTCATCATCTAAAAGCGATAGCACTCAATTTAATTTGCCACAAGGTGAAAACTTTACACCTTATGAAGATTTAACAGAAGTACAGGTAGTAGGCTGGATAAAAGAAACTATAGGCTCAACAGCCATAGGACAATACGAAGCTAAAATTGCTAATGACATCTATTATCAAGAACATCCACCTGTAACAGCTATGAAACAACCATTACCTTTTTAATATGGCTAGATATATACAAGATCCGATAACACACAAACTTATTCCTGCTGACGAATACTATACACAGGAATCTAATTCGCATTACATTATGGCTGATTATCAACCTTACAAGTCTATGGTGACAGGTGAGATGATAGAAGGTCGTAAAGCACATAGAGAGCATTTAAAACGTCACAATTTAGTAGTGGCGGAACAGAGTTCAGCAAGACCACAGAAGCCTGACGGTGGTCAGTTGAAAGAACAGTTGGCACGTCAGGTTTACGAAAAATTAAGATATAAATAGGAGAAATACTATGGCATTAGTTAAATCAATCTTAGGTAGTGGTAACGCTGGTCAATCAGCACAAGCTATTGTAGGTTTTGTATCAAAAGCACAAGCAGCAACAGCAGCAGCACAAGGTGGTCAATTATTACCTACATCAATAGTTGAATACTCAACATCTACAAGTAACTATGGCCCAACATTGCCATCAGATGCAGCACCAGGCGATAAATATTGGGTAAGTAACACATCAGCTAACACAATTAAAGTTTGGCCTGCTTCAGGTTTCAAAATTAATGGTGGTTCAGCAGATGCAGCTTTATCAATTGCAACGCTTAAATCAGCAGTATTTGTCTCATTAGGAGATGGTAACTGGTTTGCAATCTTATCAGCATAATAACAATTAGGAGTAACAAATGGATAACGAGACTACTCTCGAATCACCATCATTGCGTGACCAAATAGAAAGTGCAGTAGAAACAGTATCAGAAGCACCAGAAGTTGTAGAATCAGAAGTTGCAGAAAGTAAATCAGATAAGCCAAGAGACGAATCTGGTAAGTTTAAAAGCAATAAAGAAACTACAGAAGAAACACCAAGTGAAGTCCAAGAAGAAGTCTCACTAGAAGCTAAACCTTCTAAACCAAGACCATCTTCATGGAAAAAAGACTATGAAGAATCATGGGGTAAATTAGATCCTACATTACAGGATTATATTTCTCAACGTGAATCAGACTTTGCTAAAGGTGTTTCTACTTACAAAGCACAATGGGATCAAGCTCAACCTATTTTAAGTAGTATTGAGAAATTTGCTCCTGTATTACAACAAAATGGTGTTGATCCAGCACAATGGATTAATAGTTTAGGTACTGCACATCAAACTTTGGTATTTGGTAATCCTGACCAAAAATTACAGATGTTTGCGCAATTAGCAAACGATTATGGTGTTGATCTAAATGGATTGTTAGGCGGTGGACAACAAACTAGCCCACAATTCTCTATGATCGCACAGGAATTAAGCCAGATTAAAAATCAATGGCAACAATTCCAATCGCAACAAGAACAAATGGAACAAACCCAGTTAAAGGGTGAAATCGAATCTTTTAGTAAGGACAAACCTTACTTTGATGACGTCAGAGAAACTATGGCTGGATTACTCCAGAACAATATGGCTTCTGACTTGAATACTGCTTACGACAAAGCAATTCGTTTACATGATGACATTTGGCAAAAGGTACAGTCTGAACAGACTAAATCTAGCCAAACAGAGCAGAAAAGTAAACTTGCCCTAGTCAAAGCTAAGGCTATATCCCCTAAGTCAAGCTCGCCTACAGCGAATGTGAGTCTAGGTGGTAAAGGCAATAATCTTCGTGACCAATTAGCGTCTATTGTAGACACTTTTTCTAGCGAAAATATTTAATTAAACTAACAAAGGAGTTTTACTATGGCATTTGCCAATTCTTCAGTTAGTGACATTATCGCTACCACCATTCAATCTCGTTCTGGTGAATTAGCTGACAACGTAACTAACAATAATCCGCTTCTATTAAAATTGAAGTCAAAGGGTAACGTACGCCCATTTTCAGGCGGTAACGTCATTTTAGAAGAAATCATGTACAATGATTCTTCAACAAACAACACTAACTCATATAGTGGCTTTGAAACATTAAACATTTCTCCAAATAGCCCAATTTCTGCAGCTCAATTCAGCATTGCTCAATACGCTTCAGCAGTTACTATCTCTGGTCTTGAAATGTTACAAAACTCTGGTAAAGAAGCAATCATTGACTTACTAGAAGGCCGTATCAAAGTAGCAGAAGCACAATTATCTAACCGTATCAACCTTGACCTTTATGGTAATGGTACTGGTAACGGTGGTAAAAACCTTACTGGTTTAGCTGCAGCAGTTGCAGATAGCCCAACATCAGGTACTTACGGTGGTATCAATCGTGCTACATGGACATTCTGGCAAAACCAAGCGTTTTCTGGCGTGACTAACGGTGGTGCAGCAGTTTCAGCAGCTAACATTCAATCTTACATGACTCAATTAGCTATCAAGCTAGTTCGTGGTACTGATAAGGCTGACTTAAT